GCGGATGGAGTACAACTACAGGGACAGGTCTTGTTACAGCTACAGCTGCAGCAGTTGGAATTGTAAGCAATAACTTTACAGTTACAGTAGCTAGTACAGGTAGTTTACCTGCTGGTTTTAGTAACAGTACTTTTACAGGCGCTCAAACAAGAGCAGGACGTGCAGCACACAGTACTACAGATCGTATTACTATTACGCCGCCTGAAGGTAACGCAGTAACAGTAAACTTTGATAGCACAACAGCATTTGATCCTGACTCTGGAAGTTCGCCTACTAATGTAGAAGAAATTACAGCTACAGAAATTGCTACAGCTATTGAAGCTGCATGGACAGATACAACTTACTTTACCGTAAGTCGTTCTAATGAGGTTCTTACCTTTACTAGTGCAGATAGAAAAAATGTAACAGGTTCTTTTGCTTATACTGTAACTCCGGGTAACACTCGTACAGGTACGTTGGTATCTCCTTTGATTGCTAATTCAACAGGAAGTAATATTTCAGTTACAGAAGGTGTTGCACCTATTTATGCTAAAATGACTCGTGTTACAATTACTATTAATACAACTAGCGGTAGTAGTGTAATATTCGATAGGCACTATGGTGAAGGTCCGGGCAGACTTTTAGACCCTAACTTTACAGCAGCAGCTAATGATAGCACATATGGTGACACTAGCCATACTAATGCTACAGATTATCTTAATGCTTATTACGATCCTGATAAAACACAAAACTCTACAGAGTTAGCTAAACCAAATGGTACAGTATCTACACTACAGAGTGCGTTGCTCGCAGCACTAGCTGAAATTAGCACTAATAATGCATTGATTGTAACACCAGACAGTACGTCTGCTCCTACTTCAATTGACATTAGCCCTAGCCAGTTTAGTTCGGGCGCTAACTATGTAACTGCATTTAGTCCAGCTACACAAGTAGTAGCGGCTAGTGTAGCTCCTACAACTAATAATCTAGTGGCTGTAGCCGAAGGCAACACAGTAGCTACAACTAACCCTACTCAAAGTACTTCAGGTACAAACATTAGCACTACATTTGACATTGTTAGGTCTTGGTCTAACAGTCAAACTAACCCTAATAAACTATTTCCTATTCTTATAGAAAGTGGTTATGTAAGCGGTACGTTGTTTAATCGTATTAGAGCAGCTGACCTTGGTTATGACTTTGGTGGCACTCCGTATATTTCTTATGCTGAACGTGAACAACTTTCTGTAACACCTAACTTTGATACAGAAACACTTAATAGCATTGCTTTATGGGCTGATGGTGGCACTATTACTACGGTAGGTGGTGAGCCACAACGTGCTACTCTTCAATTAAGAGCAAGAGCTACTAATTACCCTGGAGAAAATCCATTTCTTACTACAGCAGAAGATAATACACAAACTAATGCTAAAGCTAATAAACTAGTAGTTAATGGTTTTACAGTTGCAGATTCGTATAAAACCGATTTAAGAGTCACAGGACGTTTTCTTAATTATCGTATTGATGATGCTGCAGCTAGCACAGAGTCAGGTTACACAGGTAGTAATACTAAAGCATGGAATGTATCAGGCTTTCAACTAGGCGTAATGAAAGGAGGCGTTAAGTAATGGCAATTCAAAACCCGCCAATTACAGAACAATCTTCACTTGATTTTACACTGTTAGAAATGGTTAAGCTTATTAATGAACTTGAACAACAAAATTTAAAGTTGATTAATGATATTAAAGAAGCTACTAATTTTGCCGATTTACAAGCAAAGGTAAATAGACAATGATAAAAAAGATTGGGGACAATGATGTGTTCGAAGCTATTCAGCTTATGAATAAATCAACTAAAGATAATAATTACTTTGGATATGATCGTAATGAAGCTGTTTGGATTCAGTACTTTACATCCTTAGTAGAAAAACAGATAGAAGGAAGCCCTCATGTTATAGTTATAGGTGACTATGATGACAACGGTAAACTTAGAGGGTTTCTTTCTGCTGCAACTTTTAGTAATTATTATAATAAAGAATATGTTATGGATGTTAAAGATTGTATTGTAGATCATGATTACAATAATGCTTTTGTTGTCTATAGATTATTTGATGCTATGATTGAACACGTTAAAGCTAACGGTGGTCGTCACTGGCGAGCCGATTCAATTAGGGGTGAACAAGAAGCTCTTGATTACGGTCGTTTTTTAAAACACAGATACAATGCGGCATTACACGTTTCAGTGAGAGGCGTAATACAGGAGAATTAAATGCTTTTAGGAAAATACATCACTGGCGATATTCATGCCCCGTTTGGAAGTCGTACAGTATATGGTGGTGGATCTGGAGGAGGCTCTACTCAAACAACTGGAATTGATCCTGAGTTTAAACCTGACCTTCAAAAAGGATTAGGTATTTCAAGAAGTTTGCTTGAACAACAACAAGCAGACCCTAGCACAGTAGTTGCAGGCTTAGATCCGCGACAACAAGCAGCTATTGATGCATCAACACAAATAGCACAAGATAAAATGTTAGGTCGTGGACTATATGATACTGCTGCTGCAGAACAAGCAGCGTTAAGAAATCTTGCAGGGCAAAACTTACAGGCTGCAGAAGCTGGTGGTTTTCTTGGTTCGGCAAGAGGAACTAAAGCAATGGGTTCAGCGCTAGCAGGTCGTGCAGGTGAGTATCAAAAACAACGACAAGACTTTGCAGATCAAGGAGTAACACAACTTGGTCAAGCAGGTACAACAATGCAAAAACAAGCACAAGCAGAGCTTGAAGCTCGTGATACTTCACTTGATCGTTTCTTTAATCGTTTAACAGGCGTAGCTCCTAAACAAACTGTTACTACAGGTGGAGGTAAGTAATGATTGAAATTGCTATGGATGACGAAAAAAGAAAAGCATTACTTAGCGGCGTTACAAATCCTGTGCAAGCTGCGCCTTTAATGGAACAAAAACCGGGACCAATGCAAGAAATTGGTAAAACAGTTTTAGATACTACAATTAATAAAGGAATTGAAAGTGCTTTTACAGCAGGGGCAGGTACACCTGCAACAGCAGCTACCGCAACAACTGCAGCAACTCCAGCAGTTGCAGGGGGTTTAGGCCCAGCCGCAGCAGCTGGTGGACCTTATATCTTAGCTGCATTAGCAGCAGGAAAATTATTTGGATTGTACAGTCATGGCGGTAAAATTAAAGGTCCATTGTATGCAGAGGAAGGTACAGTAGTTGATCGTAAAGATAAAGGGCCAATTGTACCGTTACCTGTTGCTAAACCTGAAGGTAATATGCGAAGGCGAATTATGCCATTACCTCGTGCTAATCCTGAAGAGACAGGTTATACTAAGCCACGCCGTCCATTAGGTCGTGCGCCATTAGATATTCCAGGTTTGCAAGGTCCAATTTCTAAGATTAAATATAAATCAAAAGGTGGCGAAGTTACTGAAATTGATTACGGTTTAAAATAGGAGAGTTATATGTCAGGTATTGCATATCAGCCAAGTTTTACTATTAAAGGTAAATATGGCGACCGCTATGGCCCTTCTCAATTTGCGCCTTCAGTAGCGTTTAGACAAAAGCCAGAAGAAGCTTCATTAGATGCAACAGCAACACCAGCAGTTTTATCTACAGGCGCAGGTAATCAAACGGCTAGTGAAACACCCCAAGTACAACAAGAACAAATGGGTTTTACAACAGATCCATTATCTGATAATCAAAACTTTGTACAAGGTAGTGTAGGCTTTAGAACTACTTCAAACCCTTATCAAAGCCCTACTACAAATATTCCACCTTTTATTCCAGTTGCAGCACCTCCAATGCCTGACGCTGAACCAGCACCGTTTGTGCCAACAGGAAGTGATGATAACGTACAAGGTGATTTAAGCGGAATGCGTAGAAATACTTCAAGCATGTTTGGTTATACGCCTACTGAAGCAAATCCATTAGCTTTAGTGCCTTTTGTTGGTGGTTTATTTGATAGCGATTATGGCGCAGAAGGTACGTTTGATGCACAAGGAAATGTATTTGGAGCTTCAGGTCGTGCATACGATCCGCTTACAGGCAAAGCAGTAGCTTCTTACAAAGATAGAGGAACTGCTTTATCAACTGTAGGCGACAGCTATTCAAACCTTAGAGATTCAGGTGAAGGTATGCTTAGCTCTGCTTTAGGTAGTTATGAAAATTCTGTTTATAATATTGATCGTATTGATCGAATGAAAGGAATTACTCCTGCAAGCAAAGCAGGAATGATAGATACTCCTTCTTTATTACGAAGCAATACTAATATAGATCCTTTAATTGGTGATGAATTTCAAGAAATTACTCCTGAAATGTTAGGCATAGATACTCAATCAACTCCAGGTATTCCTGAGTTAACAGGAGAGCTAGGTACTGATACAGGTGACGTATTTATTTCAGGAGATACTTACAATCCATATGTTGTTACAGATGATGGTAGCCTTGTAGGAACTAGCGGAACATTAATACAAACAACTAATCCTGTTACTAATAAAGAAGTATCTTTGCTTTCTAAGCAAGATGATGATAGCTATTCTACAAAAGGATCAGGACAAGTTATACAACAAGAAATTGAAAAAACTAAACGAGGTGAGTATCATCCTGCTTATGGCTATACTAGTGTAGGCCAAAGAATTGACGATAGCGATGATTCCGGCAGCGGAGGAGGCAAATGATGCAAATTAAAAAGTTAACTCAAAAAGATCGTCATGGTAATATGACATCTATTGAGTTTGAAGTGCCTCCAATGCAAGACATACCGCATCCCGGAGGACCAAAAGGAACGGATACAGTTCCAGCATGGTTAACTCCCGGTGAAAATGTTATTAATGCAGAAGCTTCTAGGCTTCCCGGTGTTCAACCGATGCTTGACGAATTAAATGACGCTGGCAGAGCTATTCAAGCACAACAAGGTGGCCCTATTCCGACTTATGCTGCTGAAGGTAAAAGTTTTGGTAATAGAATAAGTGATTGGTATAAAACTCGTTGGATTAATGATGAAGTATTAGATGCTTTAAGATTTGTAGAATCAAGTGATCGACATTTTAAAGAAGATGGTACATTATTAGTAAATCCAAAATCAGGAGCAACAGGCGCTTATCAGTGGAAACAATCAAGTGCAGATAGTCCTGGATTTGGAGTAGAGCCTTTTAATGTTACAACGATTGGCGAAGAAGGTATGCGTCAAAAAACAAAAGAGTATTTACAAGGTATTCAATTAGCGCATCCTGAATGGAGTCCTAAAGATGTTATTCGTGCGTTTAATGCTGGGCCAGGTACAGTTAGAAAAAACGTTAGAGGTCCAGATGAAGGCAGTGGTAAATTAACTGATTTTGGGTTAACACAAGAGGCATTTGAATATCCTTATAAGGTATTAGGCCGTGCAGGTTATTCTGAGTATGAAGAAATACCTAGTCAATCTCCTAAACCTGAATCACTACCATTACCTGTTCCTGCGCCAATGACAATGAAAGAATATGAAAAATATATGTCTGATGTTGATAAAATGTCAGTTGGCGGTGAAGTGTTTCCCAGTCCAAGTTATTATGCTACTGGTAGTTCTGCTAATAATGAAGATGATAAAGACCCATTTTATCAACCAATCTTAGATTTTTTTGGCGGTAATAATGATGATGAAATTGTTTATACTCCACCTCCGGGTACAAGAAATGCACCTCCAGTTGTAACACCGCCAGCAAATAATACACAAACACCAACTGCAGTTACTCCACCTGTGCCACCTGCTGCAACAACTGTACCACCTGTAGTAGCACCTCCTGCTACTGTAGAACAACCTGAAGTACCAGCAGATGCAGGTGAAGTAGGAGTTAATGATACTATTATTCGTAATGGTGTGCCTTACATTTATGACTCTGAAAAAGATGAGTATGTAGATGCAGAAGGGCGTGAATATAGTAGAAGTCCGGGTGAATTTATTGGAGATATATTTGAAGGTTTATCAAGGCTTGGTGAAGAAAGCATTGGTCCACCTGCAGATTCAACCTTAGTAGGTAAAATTAAAAATGAAGGTATAGTTGGACCTGAGTTTTATGATGTATATCGTACTGAAAATGGTGACTTTATTAAAGTCGGGTATGGTGGAGTTAGAGAACGATTATCTAGTGTTATGGGTACCGAAGATGATATTATCTTTATTGATGAGTCTCAACGTTCAACTGTTCCACCTGCTACAGAAGGGTTAGTTCCATTACCTGATGGCACTCCAGGCACTACACCAGATACTTCACAAGGCGTTCAAACACTAGATGATACTGATGATAGTGATATTGAAGGCGCAGCAGATGAAGGAGCAAATCAAGATCCGGGTGCTTGGGAAAAAGCTAAGACTTGGGTAGCAGATAACTTTGGTTATCTTAAAGATGATAAGCTTCTTGCTCGTATGGCTGTACAATACTTTGGTAGTCGTGTATTAGGATATGACCATCTTACTTCTGCTCGTTATGCAGCTAAAGATTACATGACAGAGTTAGATGAAAAGCTTGATAAAACACCTCTTGGAATTAAAAAACGAGGAGGTAGAATTTATCATACTCAATTAGGTGTGTTACCTACAGTAATTGGTACTGATGATATTGAAAGAATTAATGTTGATGGTCAATTACTTCGATTAGACAATCCTGTTGTAGCACCTTATATTGAAGATTATCAAGAGTCACAACATGATCGTGATAATATTAAAAAAGCTTTTAGAACTGATGGATTAACTTATTTAAAAGAAGTTAATGCTAATAGAGAGCCTGAAGATAAAGTACCTGAAGCTTTGTCAGTTAGAATAAGTGATGAAGCAGATACGCTATTTAATACCCGTAAGTTTGGGTATGGCGGAATGGGCGCACAACAACGTGCAGATCTTATTAGTAATCTTAATTTAGCAATGTCAGAGTATTACCGTGACTATGCTGCATGGATTGATGATGGTAAAAAGAAAGGCCGTGAGCCTTCTTCTTTACAAGCTTATTTTCAAAAGCGGCAAATCAACATTGATACAGGTGGCGCGTGGTCTAATGCAGATATTGAAGGCACTGATGCTAGAACTTTTGCTAAAATTGATAAACAAATTAAAGACAAAGCTTGGGAATCTTCTAATGAAAATCCTAAAAGAGCTATGGAATTATATCAATTTAATATGGCTAAGTATAAGTCTACTTGGACTAAATACACTGCTATGGCAGCACAAGGCAAAAACGTACCAACAGTATTTCTTAATGCAGGTGGCGAAGGCATGAATCCTATGATGAATTGGATTAATGAATGTTTGTCAGGCAATAAAAAAGCATTAGAAATATTTAAACTTGTTAAACAGTAGGAGCAATTAATGGAAGGTTATAAGCCAGCAGAGATATTTTCTTTTACAGATAATAAAGGAAATACTCAGACCTTGATTGATAGCGATACGCTTCATGATAATAAAACAGGGCGTAGAATTCGTATCATGGGCTTTGATGGCCTTGAAACTAGTTCTCTTATTAAGAATGACGATGGTGAGTTTGAAACTAAACATGGTGAAATCGGCGGCAACATGAATACGGAAGTTGTTGCCGATGTCATCAACAAAGGTGGGTTTAATCGAATTATATATTCGGGTAAACAAGATGACTATGGCCGAGATCTTGCATCAATTCAAAATGATGCAGGTGAAGACCTATCGGAAACACTTTATAAAGAAGGTTTAGCTAAGCTAGATACTTTTACTTCTGAAAAGAACGCTACTCTTTATCGTGAAGGTGAAATGTATCGTCGACTTTTTGGAGATCAACGTAGTTTATTTCAAGAACAACGTGATGCTTATACCGATGCGATAGAACAAGGTCGTCCTGAATATAAATCATTAGCTATTGATGAGTCAGAGTATATTCCTGAGATTCATGCTGGAGTTCAGTTTAGAGATCCTAATAGAACACTAGAAAATAAACCTAAAGGTTTACTTAGTGGTATGGGCTTTGCAGGGGGTCTTGGTTGGGACGGTATCCGCGAAGGTTTTTGGGGTTACTTAGATGCTATTGGACAAACAACTGATATTGAATTAATTGAAAATATTGGTGAACAAGGTGTAATGCGAGCTAGATCAGCTATTGCTGACACGCCTGACTTATTGCTTAACTACGATGAAGTTGACAACTTGTATAATGGTTTTCAATACGTATTAAATAACGCTGCAATGTCAGCTCCTTATATGGTTACTTCTTTTGCTGCTTTTGCAGCTGCAGTTCCAATTGCTTTAGCAACAGGGGGTGGCTCATTAGCAGTAGCAGGTTTAACCGCACTTCCAAACTCTGTTATTTATGCAGGTCAAACTTGGAATGAAATGGAAGGAGACAAAGGTACTTCACAATTTGTAGTGGCCTCTATTTCTGGTGTAGGTCAAGCAACACTTGAATACTTAGGTTTAAGAGGATTGATTGCACCTGTACAAGTGTTTAGCGCACAAGGTAAACAAAAAGTAATTAAAGCCTTAATGAATAAAGGCATGACACAACAACAAGCCGCAACTACTTTTGCTAAAGCTACTGCTAAAAAACAAAAAGAATTTTTAAAAGAAATTGGTAAACAAAGAATTCAACCTTCTGATATTGCTAATTTTTCTGTAGGTTCTTTAGGTACTGCAGCAGGTAAAGGTTTAGTTCGTGAGGCATTAACTGAGGTAGGCCAAGAAGGTTTACAAATGGCTTCGGCTGCAGGTTTTTCTGAAAAAGAGTATACTCGTGACGAAGTATTTAACAGGCTTACTAATGCTGCTGTAGCGGGTGGTGTGTTAGGTACAGGCTTAGGCAGTGCAGGTAATGTATATGCTCAAAGTCGAAACAGACTTAATAAGTCAATATATCGTCGTGCTGATCAAGAGCGAATGAACTTGTTTGAGCTTTATAAAATAGGACGTATGCAATCAGGTGAAGGCATTAGTACTATTGATGAAGGAATTGAAAGACAAGCTCGTGAACAAGAAAATACAGCTACAAATCCTGCAGAACAAGCAGCTGTTACTAATGTTGAAAATGAAAGTGCTACACAAGCTAGTATTATTAACAATCAAAAAACAGATCAACAGCTAGTTGAAGAAACAACAAATGATCCTGCGTTAATTGAATATGCACAACGAGGAGTTGCAGATGTTGTTGCACAAGGAGGCTTAGTTAGTAAAGTAGTTTCTGGTACTGAAAGTAATATTCGTTCTAATGACCCAGCAGCTGCTGACGCATATATTACAGCAGCAACTAAAGCGCAAGAGCGTGCTATAAATGAAAGGCAAGCACGTAATAAACAACAAGTTTTAAATAAGAAAAAACAAAACAAAGTTGTAGAGTATAATCTTGCTTCTGAACAAAACAAAGCTAATACGCTTGCTAAAGATTACATTACTCGTAAAAAAGGTATGCGTAATACTCTAAGCAATATACAAGGTGCTAGTGATTTTCTTGAAGTATTAGCAGTAGGTGCAGGACGTCTTGTACGTGGTGCAGAACGTTCAGCTATTAAAGCAGCTAGAGCTATTGCAAATCCAAAAGCACTAGAAATATTAGCAAGGGTAGGAAGTGTATTAGGCGATGTTGTACATCCTGGAATTAACTTTAAAGAGTTTCAACAAACAATTATTCATAAAGCAAAGTTATTTGTAGATGAAAAAGTTATTGCAAATTTATTTGGCAAAAGTAAAATGACTTATAAAAATGCAGTAAAGATTTCAGAAGACTTAATTGAATTTGGAACATCAAGAGGTTATGCAGTTTATAAAGCCTTTGATATGCAATCTAAATTGCCTTCTTTAAATCAAGTTATTTCAGACTATCAGCGTTCTACTCCGGGAACAGAAGAACATACTGCATATATTGAAATTTTAAATAACTTAGGATTTAACACAACAGATCCTGTAATTTTGTCTGAAGAAATAGATGTGTATATGGATGTTGTAAATAAGTTTGGGACAAATGGTACAATTGATGAAGCTACTTTAATGCAATTTCTTCCTAAATCAGTTAAAGACCGAGAAGTTAGTGCATCAAATATTGAGTTACTAAGACGTAATTTTTTATCTGCTGATTCAATCAAACGCTCTTACGATTATTTGTATGTTAAAACAAAAGAAGAGCATGTGAAAGAAAATCCTGCTGGTCCAGAATTAATTTATAATATAAATATGTGGTGGCAAAATCAAGGCTTTGATTGGCGTTCAGTTAGAAAAAATCCAGTGTTGTTTAAAAAACTTTTAGTTGAGGAGTTAAATTACAGTGAAGAAGCTGCACAACGCATATATGATAATATTGCAAGGCGCGGTGAACAAACTATTAACTCAGTAGATCCTACTTTAAGTAAAGAAAATCAAGGAGAGGATGCACCTAGCTATTCTTTAATTGATTTTAGAACTACAGGTGTTCCATTTGCTTTTACAAAAGATGCAGATAAGCTAGCGCAATCAGACAAGCTAAATCGCTTTAGAAATAAAAACTTATTTGAAAGTTTGAATAAAACGCAAGTAGATAGTGCAAGGTATATTGCAAATGCAAAATACTTTGGACAAGGCGGTCATAAGCTGCATCGTTTATTTAGAGAGTTAGAAGCAGAAGGCGATCTAACTCGTGATGAACTTTCTCAGTTCGCATTCTATGTAGTATCAATGATTAATGCAGCTAACGGTAATTATAATCGTATTGAAAATCCTAGGCTTGCTGCATTAAATAGCTTTGCTACCTCATGGTCAATCCTTGCTGGATTGCCTTTATCAATGCCAGCTTCATTGCCTGAATTTGCAATGATTTATTTTGATGTTAAAGATGATGAGATGTTTAAGAATTCAACTGATCAATTCATTAAACAAATTTCTACTTCGTTTAATAAAGCATTAGACTCAGAAGCAAATAAAGGCAGAGAGTTAGTTAAAGCAGTAGGGCTAGACGTTAATGCAAACACTATTGCTGATAGGCTAGCAACAGGTGAACGTGATTTAGCATTTGCTAGATTGCATGAAGCTTTCTTTAAAGGCGTAGGTATCCAGGGTATTACTCAGTTACAACGTAGAATTGTTTCAGTAATTGCTTTAGATGCAATTAAAAACTCTTTTTCAATTTTAGAGTTAGCCCCTACAAAATTAAATCAAATAGATGCCGAAGATAAAGGTATTTATGGTTTTAATTTTGATAAATTTAATGAACTAGAAATGTCAGCTTACCGACAGTTAACTTCATTAGGCCTTGATGTAGATCGAATGATGTTATTAATGGAAGATCTTGATTCTATGTCAAGAGATTCTTTTCTTAACATTACAGATGGTGTTAATTCTAACTTATCTAGTATGATGGCTACTGATCTTGCATTAGAAATAGATGAAGCTGCAGCAAGACCTGCTACTCAACGAGAGGCTGCATTACGTAAAGCATTACGTAGTAAAATTCCTAATATTAAAGGTCGTGAAGCAATTGAATTATACGTTAATAATTTATCAGAATTAGAAAGTTATATTCATGATGAAATGAGTAATGCAATTCAACGTTATGTTCATGAACGTATTCAAATGCCGGGTCATTCTAATCGTCCATTAGTTTTTCAAGATCCTCACTTCCAATTAATCACACAGTTTAACGGCTTTATTAGTACATTTACTGCTAATATTATTCCAAAGCTATATGATAGAGGTTTAAGACGAGGCAATATTAAAGTTAAGTATGACACATTTGCTTTAATTATTATGCTAATGGCATTAGGCGGTGCATCACAACTACTTAAAGATATGATTAAGTTCGGTCAGCCTAGCCCTTACCTAGATACGTCAGGGTATATTCAGCGTGCTGTTTATGCATCAGGTGCATTAGGTCAGTATGAGCGTGTAGTTGATTTAATTCATCCACTTTATCCACAACGAGATGAAGGTATGGAATGGTTAATGAATGCAGCGTTAGGCGAAGCAGGGCCAACTATCAGAAATGTACAAACTTTAGGCGGTGGCGTAGGCGACTTGTTAGCTGGTGAAGGTGAACGAGGTTTTAGAAATATATTTAAAACTGCACCTTACATTGGACCAGCAACAGGACTTCGTGGTGCATTAGCTGAAGGTGTAACTGGAACTAATCCTTTTAAAGATAGCTCATTGCCAACAGGTAATGATGTTAGAGATTTCTTTATGGGAAAATACACATAATTAACTACGGGTGGCACTTCCAAGGTGTCACCCATCTAGGAGATTTAAATGGCTTTTCAAATTAAAAGTTCAAAACAAAAACAAGCAGAAAGAGCAGCAAAAGAACAACAAGCAATGTCTCGCTTGCGTTCTCAACAAGCTAGGGGAGATGATTTTCTTAAAACCCCTGATGCAGTAGACGAATTATATCAACGCAAAGGAATAGAGGGTCGTCAAGATATCCCTACTGAACCTGCATATATGTCTGATCCTTCAGGCGCAGTTGACAGGGCAATGACAGCTGGCTCAGAATTAAATCCACAGCCTTTAATAGATACAATGGCTCCTGTGTTTGATATTGAGACTAATCAATTTACAAACAATCCAGAAGACAAACAACGAATTGCAGAAGAAGAAGCTGCCTTCCAAGCAGCAGCAGCACCCCGTATTAGACAACCAGAAGTTGATGTTGAAACCGGGGAAACAATGCCAGCAACATTAGACTTTGAATCACCTGCAGAATTAAAAGCTAAACCTGAAGTTCAGGAGATTATTGCTTCATACGATCCTGAAAATATCCAAGGACAAACAGATAAGTATGGATTAAATATTACTCGAACTGCACTTGATGTTGAAACAGACTTTGAAGTGTTAGCTGATGCAGCTGATACTTATAATCAGATTATCCCAAGAACAATGTTACCTACGTTAACTGGTAATACTGAAATTGATAATAAAATTCAAAGCACATTATCAGGTCTTGGTTTGTATGATTCAGAAACAGGAACATTAAGCACTAGGCTTGGTGCTGGATTAGCAACTGCAATTGCTATTGAAGGTAAAAATGTTTTAGATAAAGAAGATACTCGAATTACACAACGAGGTAAATCTTTTGGTTCAACAGATTTAAGCCCTAGTGTAGATAGGCGATTAGATGCTAATGAATTTCGAAATCGTATTTCGCAAACTTTGTTTGATATCATTGCAGAAAATCCTATTGCACAAGACTCACCTGACATTCGTCCAGGGTTTGGTGGCGGTTCTGCATCAGTAGGCTCAGATGTTATTGCTGCTACTAATGCAATTTTTAATAATGTGTTAACTGAAACAGGGATGTTTTCAGTAATTGAACAAGAAGGCGAATCTGATTATATTGCAATTAGTGATGAAGGTGCTGCTTATATTCGCTCAATGCAACCACTTATGGAAGATATGGGTTTTGCTAATGAAGTTGATACATCAGCTACACCAACTATCGGAGGAACTACAGCGCCTTTTAGAGCAAGAGAGCGTGGTCGTCGTAAAGAAGGTAGCCAATCTAAAACAAATCAATCAGATCCAAATACAGCAAAAGCTGATTTAGCTAAAAGTATTTTAGGCTCAATACCTTATCGAGTAATGGAAGATCGTTTTGTATTTGCGCGTATGATGGTTAATAATGTAATTCAAATTAGACAAACTCAAGACGGTAGACAATTTGTTGACATTAGAGGCAAAGCACCTGAAGGGGATTATTCTACTCAGCCTTATGCTAAAACAATGGGGCTTGATAAAGCCAAATGGCTTAAAGCTCGTGATCATGCATTAAAAACTATGGATGAAGGGCAAGCTACTGCACAAGCAAATATGGTAATGCGTATGGAAGCCCGTAAGCTTTCTAAGATTATTACTCAAGGCCTTAACAAAAGAAATCAAGTATTCTATAATAAAATTATGGATGCTACTTCTGTTGGTCGTTTCTTTGTGCGTAATACAGTGCTTAACCCACAAGACAGCAAAAGCTTAGCTCGTATGTTTGTAGGTAGCGCACAAAAAACTTACCTTAATCCTTTAAAAGATAGATCAACTAAAACGTATGAAAACTTTTTGTACATTACAGGACGCAACCTTTTAACGCCTACTATGATTCGAGATTTAACTGGTCAAGAAGTAGATACCGAAGACATGGGTTGGAATGCTATTTTAAACACAACTAAAAAAGCAATGGATGGTGCTGAATATGATCAATGGGTAGCCAAAGGTCGTAAGCTAATTAAAATAGTTAATGCATTAAAGACAGATCCACAAGCAAACTTAGCAGGATTTTTATCAGCAGATCCTTCTCTTCAAGATCTATTCAATGAGTTAAATACTAAAGGTGAATGGGGCTATGCATTCCAATCATATATTGATTTAGCTAATTTTGATTTAGCGTCTAAGCAAGGCCGTGGTCAAACACAAGCAGTTGCAGCAGTGTTAAACGAAATGGGATTACCACCTGATACAAAAGTTACAGGCTCATTTACTCCTGAAGCACAAACACAACATGACGGTAAACAAAATGGTATTGCTATTCAAGCAATGCAAATGGGAAACGCCGATCTATTGTCACGCACAGGTCTTATCTATGCCTCTGATGACAATGTGTTACCTTTAGGTGATGTTCGTAAACTCTTTGCACAAAATTTAAATCAAGGCATTGATTATGCTACTAAAAGCGGTGGGTTATCTGACGAAAGACGTGAATATTGGAAAAACTTTTTCTTAAAGATCGAAGATAATCGTGAGTTAATTAAAGAACTTTCAAAACAACCGTTGATGGAAGTATCATATGGTCGTCATTTTCTTTTTAATGAAGAAACAGCTAGATCATTTATTGATAACGAAGAAGTTAGTGTAATGCTAGACTTAGAAGCTTACAACTACACACGACAAGAAGCAATTAATGATCTTAATTACATTATTGCAGGAACAATTGCACCTACATTAAGCTTTAAACATCAATCCGTTTACAAAAAAGCGGGTCGCACTTGGGCATTACTAGGACTAGTTCCTGAAATGCAAGGTCCAATGGGCAATAATATCTATATGGGTTCTACTGAATACTATGATACAGGTGAAATATTAACTGTAGATATGGGAGACGAGCTACAAGAAATTACTATTCGAAAGCCTCGTTATACAGGTAGCGCACAAATGCGTAATCGTAAATTAATCTTTGATGCTAAAACTAATAAATGGACCATTCAACCGGGAGGTCGTTATGGTCAAGAAGTAGCTAACCAATTACCTGTTTTACCAATTCAACAAATAGATGCTGCAATTATGGCCGAGTCTGTTATTCAAGTTAATAGAGCTGCATTTGAAAATAAAAAAGGAGTTAAGTTTTTAATCCCAGTGCATGATGCTATTATTACAGATGTCAGCTCAGTGGATGAGTATCATCGTGCAATGAACAGAAATTTTGTTGAAATGAATAAACGTTATTCAGTTACTAAAGCTGTTTATAATGGTTTAAATCAAGCTAAAGCTAAAGCTATGAGCAAAATTAATGATAATCAAATGTATGAGCTTAATGATGCTTCTATTTATAGGGCTGTCCATGACGAGCTTAGGCGTATGCAAACGTTTACAGTCGAAGGAAAGTCAAAAGTTATTTCTGAAGACGGTATACTTGAAGAGACAACAGGTAATACACCTAACTGGATGAAAGATATTTTACGTAAGGCCACTAAAGGTGAAGGCGCTTATTGGAATATTGACGGAACAGGAAGTGTTAGCGGTAAAGTGTTAAAACAAATTATAAATGAGTTAATTAAACGTAGTGAAGTTTTAACAGAGTTATCGGCCTTACATCGTCAAGCAGAAAATAATATTGCTAGAGTATTTAAAGATCCATTATTTAAACTTGATGGATCACAATATAATTAGGAGGACTAAATGAAAAATTATAATGTACTTACTCGACAAAATGTTACTGATGTAGATTTAGTAAACACTTTAAAACTAGATCCACAACTTGCAGGAACACCAGAGATTAATAGAGCCGCATACGATAGTATGTTTAATATTAATGTATCAAACTTTATTAAACAAGGTTACTCAGAAGGCCAAGCTAAAGCAGCCGCTGGTCGTCTACGTAAAACTGCAATGCAGTATAACAATCAATAAATAAAAATACCCCCATAGGGAATCCGTAATGGAAACCTTATGGGGGTTATTTTTTTTTTTTAACAAAAGAAATAATCAGAAGCAATTACATCTGACACTTCAAGTGTTCCTATTCTTGGTGTCGGCCCTGGAAAGCCTTTACCAAAAGGAATATTGTCATAGAAGTTAGGCTTATCATAAAGACTAACAAACTTTTCTCTAGTAGTAATCATTAATTCTTCAACGTCACTAGCATGGCAACTATAAGAGTCATGCACTGCGCCAAACTCATGATCCCAGCTAGCTACAGTAAGAGCCATATGAGAAGCATCCATACTATGTACAAAGTTAGGGCTAATGCCACACATAAAACCACGACGATCAGGGATATCTGTTTTCTCTCTGATAACGTGTTTAAACCTAATCTCACCGTTGGGTGTGTTAAATCCATAACAGTCAATTTTAGCGGGTCGTGTACGATAGCATTCGTAGATAACAGGAAAACCAGAAGGGGTAGTCCACTCAATAGCGTGACCACGATCAGTACCATACATACCCAGCCAATTAGCTATCTCTTGGTCGGCTAAACGTTGTAAGTATCTCATTGTCTCTAGAGGCCCAGGACAGACCTCTTCGATAGCTCGTATTACCTGACCACTAAGATCATCGCAATCTCTCTCAGTGATGCTGTATGTGCCAGTAAAGCCATACTGATAACAATCGCTATACATTGACTCAGACATTTTCTTTTGTCCACAACTGTAAGCGCGAGTCATAGCAGCACGCTTAGCAATACCTTTACGAATATGCTTCATTGGAATATTACGTTCTTCAAACCACTCAGGCATACGTAAAGTCAGACGCTTAGCTATCTGCACATAGAAGTCATTTTGAATATCAGTAGGAACAAGACCTACTAGTCGTCCAGTTAACTCATCTTTAGACATTGCACCAAGGTGTTGCCACCCATTATTAGCGCCATCAATAGGTACAGGTAAGTGTGTATAGTAATCACCTTCGGCTATCGAGTACTTATACCATTCAATACAACAAGCAAGAAAAGAAATATTCTTTTCAGCAAGGGTAGATATAGTGCCTGTACGTCCTAACTCTACAATTTCTTCAATGTGTTGTTGAGTCCATTGTGCGCGATCTTCAAGTGTCATCTTATCTACTGATATAGTGTCAAGGTCTTCAGATTCAAGTACATTACGGTAATCAGATGTAACCCAGTTAGGAATTTCATCTATGTGATATGACTCGTTAAAAGAACAAGCAGTGTGTACGCCTAACCAAAAGCTAGCTTCGCCATCAAACAATTTACCTTTAGAGAAAAGCAATTGACCACGAGCAGTGTCTGCACCTTGGAAGTTAAAGAATGGTTCGCTATAGTAAATACGACCACGGTAGTCGGCATCAAGATAAAAGCTAAAGTCTTTGTGCAGCCACTTAGCTGCAATAGCCATAATCTCTTTCATCTCACGGTTCTTTGAGGCTTGTCGTTGATAAAGCTTTTTGTTTTCTTCCTCATTGTCGCCATCAAAGATTTCATCTTTAATAAACATACCGTAGTTATTTAAGATTGCATTATGTACATCTGTGTTAACCCGAAACCGAACGCTTTGAAGCTTATTAATAGCCTTAACGAATGGAGTATCAAGATATTTTATAAACTTTTTCTCTTTAGATTTATCCCAAGTTTTAATTACACTCTTACCATTAGCTTGAATAAGAGAAGTAATAGGGGCAATAGCGTCACCGCTAATACAGACAGTCCTTGTGTCCAGAGCTTCTAGCTCGCCCCATTTCTTAGTCGCATGAATAGTAACTGGCTTGCGACTTTTAAGATGTCCTACTGAAATAGTAAGATATTCACACATAACAAAGCCTTCAACAATTAAGTCTCCGACTCGTACATGGTCTCTAAAATTAACATTTGTTTCATCCCAATTCTCAACAATGTGTTTACCAATTGCCATTGAGATTTGAGTAATAGGCGCTTCACCTTCTACTTTATTACGTTTAAATGCACGTTGAATTACTTTCCGAGCTTGCCCTACCATATCAACCATAATATGATCAAGCATATCTACGCCATCAGTATCAATCATACGCATTAGTTGTAAATTACGCCGAGGCCGAACACCTGCGTCCTCACTACGTACTCGATCAATCAGATAATTTACAATATCATCCATTAGTCTTCTCGCTTCCATACGTCTACGCCCCAAGTTGGAGCTGGTGGATTATATAATACTTGTGTTGAACAAGTAATTGGATCATAGTTGGGTTTAATTGCAACTAAAATTTCGTATTTATCTTTAGGAAACATTGCATAGACTTCATCTAAGTCGTCACGGTTACACTCAATCCATGCAATGTAGTTAGGCATTTCTTCTATGCTTTTGAATTCGACTCGCATAGTCTAATCATTCCTTTCTCTTTTAGGATTTTAAAGCTATCAATGTATTTATCATCGCCTTTAGCTATTATAACTTCTTTTATTCCAGATTGCAAGATTAATTTTGTACATTCTATGCAAGGTGAAAGAGTAACATAAATGCTTGCACCCTCACCTGACATGCCTGATTTAGCTAGCTTACAGATAGCATTAGCTTCTGCATGAATAACTGTAGGCAATGTTGCGCCAGTGTGAGGGTTCTTACATTCATTAGGGAAACCAGCTGGTGTTCCATTCCAGCCCATTGAAATAATATTACCGTCTTTTACAATAATTGCGCCGACCTGTGTATCACAATCATAAGACATTTGTGCTACACGATTTGCTACATCCATATAAAAGTTATCGTACTTTACCTGCTTCGCTGTCATTTGATTTCTCCACGGCAGCAATTGCTTCAGACATAGGTCTAATTTTACCGCCACCTTTTGAGTCAGTGTTTTGGATTTTAATTGCTTTCCTTCTGATAGACTTTTTGTAATTCATTTTGGAGTTCCTCAATTTTATTTTGTCTCATAAGAGATTTACTACGATATTGATTTCTTTCTTTTGTTAAATGTTCTACAATTGCTTTAGCTAACTGTAATTCTTGTTGAAGTAAACCAATTTGATTATACAATGCTTGTTCGCCCATTACATTACCTCGAAGTCAACTTCATTTTCATTGTGGTAAGAAAGTCGGGTCGTATTGTGGTCATACTTAGCGTTTCCAGCTGGCCCTGTCCTACCTGTAAATCGGCTTTTAAGCACCGAAAACTTAATAGTGTTACGGATTGATTCGTTTTCATTTGACATGTCACGGGCAAAACCGATAATGTCAAAAGATATTTGTTTAATACTACCTGAACCTTTGATATCGTCCATTGCAGGCAGCTTGCCTTGTTCAAAAGTGGTGCCGCCTCCTTGGACTTTCCGCAGATGGCTGATAACACCCAACCAGATGTTGTGCTTCTTAGTAAGCTTAAGAAGATCAGACATAACTTTATCAATGGCTTCATTACCAGAGTAACCTTCAGCGCCCTCAGAAACTGCGATTGTAATGTGGTCAAGAATAAGATATCGACATCCCATGAGAGCCATATACTCAATCTTGTCAATAAGAGACTCATCACCAACTGAGCCTTGATGATCCAATAACACAAGCTTTTCTGAACCAAATACTTCACGACTAGCTGCCTCCTGCTGCTCTAATGGTACTTCATTTTCTTGTAGATTAGTTTTCAACTGCATCTGAATAAACTTTTCAGCAGTATCACCAACCGATTCTTCAAGTGAAATCATACCTACACGATCTTCTGTTTTGCTAAGAACATCAAGTACAATTTCTTTAATAACAGTAGATTTACCACTGCCTGTACCTGAAGTAAACAAAGTGATCTCACCGAAACGCATACCTTTAGTCTTTTCATTAATACCACGAAGACAATCAGGATATGCTACAGACTCAGTAGAACGCCTTGCAAGATACTGCTCCCACACTGGCTCATGCCCTACAATAATACCTGCAGGACTATAAGGCTGTGCATTCCAGATAGCTTCATAGATACCTTTCATACCTTTAGCAGTGTATACTTCGCAAGGATCATTTTCAGCTACATTAACAACTTTGATTTTATCAATGCCAATAATATTAGCTGCTTCTTTTACTGCTTTCTTGCCAGCATCGTCCTGATCAAAGAATAATACTACTTCTTCAAACGAGCGAATCCAAGTGCGTGATTTAAGAAGGCTTTTAAGGTTGCTTGAAGACGCAACAGATATAACCGGGTAAATCTTTTTATATTTGTCCATTGACGCTTGCGCCACCGCCATTGCGTCAAACTCGCCTTCAGTGACAACGAGTCTTTTCCCTCCAGCATTAAAGCTTTGAATACCATATGGCTCGACATCTTTAAACTCTCCTACGGTACTAAACTGTTTAGGTAAAGTCCGTGTTTTATAAGATGTAATTACATTATCTTTAGTATAAGGGTAATGATATGCAGTAATATTACGATCACTATCATACGATACCCGAACACCATAGTGTTCTGCTACATCTTTTGTTATACCACGCTCACGACAACCGCGAGCATCACCAGTATTTGCAAAGAATACATCAATATCCCATGCAGTTTTTGTAGTATCTAGAGGCATATCCTCTTCCTTTCCTTCTTCTACATTACGCTCATAATGATTACACACAAAACAATAGCCATGTCCGTCATCATATACGGCAAAGCCATCACTAGACGGACAAGCAGGGCATTTAGTTTTGCCAATTTCTTTACTCTCCGTATATTCTGTTTTCTTTGGCATGACGAGCTTCCTTTCGTTTCTGTCGTGCTTTTTGTGAATTGTTAACTCGTTGTGCTTTTTGTTGCTTATTATTAAATAACTCTAACACATCTTCATCCCATTCATCTTCATGAACTTCATTTTGTTTTGAAGGGATTACGCTGTGCTTTCGAATATCACTATAATAAGGATTACGAGTACGCTTCGGCGATTTCAATTTGCCTCTCCATGTTTTTCATAACAGGTTTAAATTTAATTTCATGAACCCATTTATTATACCAATTATCAGTACACAATGCGTGTGTTTTAAGTATCATAAATGCTTCCATATAACTAAGATCTCCTTTCATTTCACAAGAAAATAAAATATTAAACTCAAAGTTTTCTTTACCTGCCTTTTCAATTTCATCGTTAAGTTCTGAGGAAGAGCTAGTATACCCCTTCCAGCTAGTGTGTAATGTCTTAATTCCGACATAACGTTTATCATTACGCTTGTCTGTAATGACATAAAGAAAACCATAATGTGACTCATCAAAGAGTTTAGGCTCAATAATAGTCCAATGATTTTCAACTTCAATATGACCACGAGGATCATCTGCAATTGTTGCTGTATTGCCTTTATAAAAGAAAACAGTCAACGGGCCTTTATAACCTTTCTTAAGCTTGTACCGCTTTTTATTACGGCGTTTACAACGAATTTCACCATGCTCTTTAGTGATAATTCCACACCAATCATGCTTATCAAACTGAGTAATGCGAATAATTTCTACATTACGCCAGCGTTCATGATTATTAAATCTTGAAGTAGTCATCATGACTCCTTAAAATATGAATGCCGTTTGCAGTCTCAAGAAGCTTAGTTTCCCAGTCTACACGACCATACTTAGCCCGATATGCGGCTAACACACGATGTTTCCGGCGCTCCATAGGAACTCCTTCAAGCATCTTTGCTGCTTTCTTTTCACCAATGCGAGGCAATCCAGGCAAATTGTCAGTAGGATCACCTTTAAGCATTTGTAACCAGTAATTAAGATCTGCAGCATCTTCATCAATCCGATAAAACTCTGAGCGTTTTGGATTGTAGTGATCACCTGCAATACAATCAAGGTCTTTATCGATATGAACAATAACATGCTCAATATCTTCTTTAGCACACTCAATTGCTTTAATACGAACCATATCATCAGCTTCCATACCATGTGCGGGTATAGCTAAGCCTTCATCAATAATCGCTTGCATAAGAGGCCTAAATAATTTAGCATCTTCAGGTGGATCTTTACGATTAGCTTTATACTGAGGGCAAAGCTTGTACCTAAAGTTATCTTTACCACCACAATAAACTACAGTTTCATCAGGCCATACAGGGCTAGTCCAATTTTTATCTAATAGTGTTTTGTAATTACGAAGTGCTTCTTTAACAGATTTTTGTTGCCAAGAAGCTTGATAGATGCAACTATCAGCGTCTACTATTGCTAACATAACGTTTCCTTTCTAGTGTACGTCTGCATAACAGTCACCAATGACACCATCGCCATCCATGCACTGTACATTAAAGTCTTTAGGCGCTTCTCTAAATGCTTCAATACAGATTTCTTTTACTCGTTCTGCATCAGAGTCTTTAGCGACCCACGCCATCTCATCATGATAGAATATAACAGGATAAGCGTCTAGTTGTTCTTTTTCAATTTGTTTCATTGCATAGCCTACAGCAGCCTTACAAGTAATAGCTTCTGCTGATTGCAATAAATAGTTAAGTGATTGGTGTGCAGAACCTACATAAACTCTGCGACCATCTAAACCGGGAATAAAGGCACTGCCAAATCCACGTTTAGTTTGATTGTAGATTTCATCTAGCTTCCCTTTAATCTTTCCCAATCCTGGAATAGCCGACTGATACTTTTGCTTGCTTGCATTACCAGCCTTGTCATCAGGTCTGCCAGTAAGTATAAGCCCAAGCTTACGCCCACCGCCTCCAAATAAATAGGCGTATAGCCAGCGTTTGGCATCACCACGACTACTACCCAAGATACTAGCATTGTATGAATGAATATCGCCACTTGTTACCTCCTCTGTGAAAGCATCATCACCAATGTAATGACACAAAGCTCTCATCTGATTACCAGCTGAGTCAGCACCGACTACTTTATATCCATCTTCACAGATAAATAGACTGCGCATTTCTTTACCCCATGCAGCATCAACACTAGGTAAGTTAGTTATTACTTCGTGTCTGGCTCTGTATGTAGGCGTACCGATAACCCACATTCTTCCATGTAGCCTATTTCCCTTAACCGCTTCAAGCCAGCCTCGCAGAATAGACTCTCTGGATCTTGTGGTGTAGTATCGATCGATGTCTTTGCCGATATCTCCCAACAACTCAAGAGACGTTGTCGTGAGCTTTGGGCTTGTTTTATGAAATTCATAGCCCACTTTCTTGTAGTTCCAATCATCTGGTTTCCACCCTATAGTATATAGATACTCTTTAACTTCATCCATATTGCTTAGCGTAACTTGAGTTTTGTAACTTCTTTGGAACTCTTGTTTAGGATCCCATTCATTTACGCTAGGTTCATGCCCAAGGTATTCAGTTAAAAGTCGTTTAGTAACCGCAGTAAAGTCGCCTTTCTTAGTATACTTAGCTGTTTTAGGTTCTTTGTCTACCCAAATAGTCATCTCAGGTAGTTTAGGATGAACACGAGATTCAATCTCATTAAGTTCTTTAAGCATACTATTTTGCAATAGCTTAGCTGCATCAATATCGAACAGCCAACCATTCATTCTAACTTTAGTTTCAAAGATTGCAGCATCATGTTCTGCACGTAAGCCCTTGGAAATCAAAGGCTTTTTAGCTACTTGATCTTTAAACTCTTGCATTAGTAGCTCGTAAACTCTAGTATTGAGTTCAACATCTCTTACACAATACTCTAACATTTCTTCTGAAAACTCTGACCAGTTATCAAAGTCAAATTTACTGTATTCAAGATGCTCACCCCAGCCACCCAAGCCATGCTTGTGAGGTCGTTTATATTTAAGCACTTGGCTCATGATCCAAGTATCATAAAGCTTCTTATCAAAGAAGTGTACATCATACAAGTTAGCGATTATAGCTAAGTCATAGCCAATAATATTATGTCCTATAAGGGCGTCTGCATTTCTTAAGAAGCTAAGACCAGACGAAATATCATCTGGTCTCCATTTATATATTTTCTTAGTATCAACGTCTTGAGCTACGATACACCAAATGCGTGTAGCATCGATGCCATCAGTCTCAATATCAAATACTAGTTTCATCTTCGTCCTTTCTTTCGCATGTCGGGCATACGAATTTTTCTTTAGGATCGTATAGAACGTCCATCATATGTTCCTTTCCACAGTCAAAACAAGCCTGAATCTGACGTGATTTGCCTAAAAAGGTCGGGATTGTGTCTTTTGCACCACTCTCTGCTTTCGTCACTAATTTCTCCGTCTTTAACGTGTTTGTAGGAGAGATATTGTGTTGCGAGGTGGGTACAGAGTTCTGCCTTGCAAGGATCCCATCCGTGTTGGTTGCAGGGTCTTCCGAGGCTATCTTTTTTAGTACATCGATTAATGTGTTTAGTATCACTCAAAAAGTTCTCCTTGCATTTCATCATAATCCATTGGAATGATTATGTATTTTTGTTTTGATTCATCAGCGTATCGTTCTTGAACAAAACGAAAAGCCTCTGGCTCAGACTGAAAGTCCTCAGTCCAAACCAGAGTAAACACGCCATATCTAATACCCATCTTTTTAGATGTCACCGTTCTCCTCAATCTTTTGATCCTCATAAGGCGCAACTGTTCGCCGATAGAATTCCATTTGAGCGCCAGCTAGTGCGCCCATTACGTCATTCATAGTTTGATAATTATAAGGTGCCATATGTTTAATTGCAGCAGCAATTACATATTGTAAATCACCAGCAGTCATATCAATTCCGACATCTTCTAGTGCGCTTTCGACCCACATAAGCTTTTTACGCCGTTCTTGGTCAATATAAGGCATTTTTATTTTCCTTTTTCGATTGAATGTTGCCTGTGCTTTCGTGGTGCGGTTATGCATATCCCACATTTTGATAGGCATTAGTTTGTAGATACGATTTCAGTAGAAGTAGAGTTATCGCTAGCATCTTTTGCTAGATTCCCTACTTCACTAGCAGCCCCAAGCGCAAGAACGCTAAGCACCACTGCTTTAAAATACCATACAAGCATTTTATTCTCCTTCATAATAGTATGTGACTGCTTCTAAGCAATCATCAAGGTTAAAATATTTTTCAGTGTAGATACTCTCATAGAATGGATGTATCATATCGTCCTCATTTGCCCACAGTATAATAATTTTATTTTTAATGTGAGCAAACATAAGTTCCATTGCAGTACCAGTACCTCTTCCACTGCTTCTTCTAACGTCAGCTATTATAACAGTACTGTTTGCGATATCTTGCATATCCATTTTAAAAATGCGTCTGCAAGTTGATTGCGATGAATTATCTCTTTCAGCAAGAGTTTTTAATTCATCATGAAAAGACACCCTGCGTGTAGGTGAGAGTGTCTTAATCCCTAGTTGTATTAGTCTGTTCTCGCTGTAATTCCTCCACCCAGTCATAGACAGTTTCGTGCAGTCCTCCATTGGACCTGCTAGATAAACGTAATTCTTCACGAGATTTCCTTTCTTCTTCAATAATATAAGACTTAAGGTCTTCCATAATTTTTACAAGCCTTACATAATGATCACTGCCCTCTTTACCTCGAACAGTTTGTTCTGACCAATAGTCAATGGCTTTTGTCAGGTTTATTATCGTTTGCGCTAAACTCTCTCTTAAGGTCATTCATTGCCTCTTTCATTGACTCAATTAACTCAGCAGCTACACCAATACTTTGGTCATCATATACTTTAAACAAGTCCTCTTCCATACTTGTATAACAAAGATCTGAAAACTGTATTAGTGCTAGACCATACTCTGCAGCAGATAGCTCATGGTATAGGTCTTCGCCACCAATCTCTTCCCACACAACAAGAATGCCTAGCTCAAGCATTTGTTGTGCAGTCATGTTGTCTTCCAATGACACCGAAATGTCTACAGGACGAGTGAAGTTGATTACATCTCCCATACTAGAAATCTTCGCTAGAAGACTCTGAAGTTGGTGCATCGACTACATCAAAGTCTACACCTGTATTTGGCTCATACTTTTCAAGTTCAATTATTTGTACCGCAGTAAGCACGTTTGAAACACCTTTACGTCCACTGAAGTTATAAGGCGCTTGGAAGATCTTAACGTTACCAATACTGCCATTACCTACTAGTTTTTCTAGTGGTTGTTTGTTTCCGTCTAAAACGTCAGGTGGTGTGTTCTTTTCTCGCTCATGTTCAGGAACTTTATCTTGATTTGCTTTGTATAAGTTCCTGTTAACATTACATTTCCAATATGAACCGTCAGAATCTTCTTCCTTCTTCATTGTTAGATGCATATCAGTCATTTCTTTTGCTTTGTCTTCATCACGAGTACGTAGCTGTGTTTCCCAACGTTCTGTTCCAAAAGGCTTTACCGTCTTGTCAAGCTTAGCCCAATGAAATTCAACGTCACGAATTATAATTGTGCGTGGTTCTGTAATCATCTATATTCTCCTCTAATTCTACTATATCTGCTCTGCAGTTTTCAACACCTTTTCTGTTGATAAACTCTTGTGTTGCTATTTTAATTGCTTCAGCTTTGTCGATGGCGGTGACGAACACTGTGTCCGTCACCCAACCCTCTAGCTTGATTTCATACTGTCTCATCTACTAGTCCTGCTATTTCATCTAGTGTTCCGTGAAGTTTAATTTCATCCATACCGTTGCTTAGCATGAGATAACAGAGATACCAGTAGACTTTACCTAGCTCTTGGTTCTTAGCATCTTTCTTGCCATAACGCATAAGGTATTTGTAGATTTGCCCCATTAAGTGAGCTTCGTCACCTTCAAGACCATCTAGCATATACTTCATCATCTGCATATACTGCAACCCTGGAACTACATCTTTGTAATGTTTAGGGCTTACTGCTTTCCATTCTTCTGACATGATAGTCCTTTCTTTCATGTATTGTTCGTGTCTCATCCATAGTACCAAATAGCTACAATGATATGAACCCAGCCAATAGTTGCGATTGCTTTGTCAAGATCTAGTTTCATCTTTTAAACTTCCTTCCTCTGAAGAATACAATTAGGTTTACTACGGTGTTGATTGTGATGGCAATGAGAATCCACCATTGCCACCACAGAAGATTATTAGTGCATTCAATCATGCAGCAAGACGCAAGATGCGACTCTTATGCTTTTCAAAGTTCTTAGCGGACTTATCATAAACAATAGTGTCGTTTGTCATGCCGTCTGAGTCATCAACAAACAATACGACTACATCACGCTGACGGTTATACAACCATGTTGCTGACTTAGTTGAGTAGATATGCAGATCAGCGGTGTTATTAGTCTGCACGTATGACTTGAAGTGATTGTTGTACTGCTTACGCATCTTCTGTAACCTTTCTAGTTAGTTCTACTGTTGAATAGGTCTCTATCCAGACCTTTGCGCCACAGGATAGTGGCTTGTCAGGGCTGTAAACTACTTTACTTGGCCCCGGTATACGCACCTCATGTGCATATTCGTTTCCAATGCTAGTCTTTACGCTAATGACAGGATCATTAGTACCGTTTTTAGCATTGGCTCTAATTACGTGTTGATTGATGTGAATTCTTTTCAGCATTTTGCTGATCCTTTCTATAAGTTGGTAGGCGCAACCGGACTCGAACCGATACGCTCTATGGCAACAGATTTTAAGTCTGTAGTGTCTACCTATTCCACCATGCGCCCAAGCTTATACCGTTTGTATTCGTCCCATGTAGCTCCGTGCATAGTGACTGTTACGTCTCCGTATGCATTTACTGCATAGCTGTTACCGTGGTCCCACATGTTACCAAGATAGTTGTTGATGGTATCATAAGCGTCCTCTAGGGACTCAAAGCTATGTTCTTCTTCGATACCATCTATTGACTTGATGTACAGATCAATACTCATCGCTGTATCTCTCTCCGAAGTCCTCCCACTCTTGCTCCCAAGAAGGTTGTCCATCATCGTAGCCATCATCTTCTTCTCTGAGTATTTCTTCAGTGTCCTTGATGATTAGCTGCATAAGGTCATTGTCAGGCCATATGTCTAATAGCTTACGTTCATTGAGAACAATCAGTGTTGCTCTGACTGCATGGTCTGTTTCATACATGCCCACGTCTACTCTCCTCTACTGAGCTTTCAACTACACCGTTGTACTTTAATGACTGTAGTACGTCTTCAGGACAGTCATTAATAAGGTAGCTTACTCGCTCCCAATCGTCTATTTGATAGGCATTCTCGATTTCTTTTTCATAATAAGCATACATGCTTGGGGTTCTCTTGTTCATGACTGTACTGTCCTCAGTTCAATGTGAATGGTTTCTTCGAAGCCGTTTAGATCAGCATAGTTGTTGTTCTTG